CCACCTCCGAGAATTGTTCCCGGAGTTGAAGATTCTGGATTAGTAGTCGTCGAGGTCGCGTTCTCTTCCATGCGATTGTCTTTCTAACTGTTCAAGTTCACCGATTGACACACTCAAATAATTGATGATGTCCATGACAACGGATCGCCGTCCCTCATTTGCGTGTGTGTGATAAGGATCTCCAGGAACCAAGGTACTGGAGAAAACAAAATGCCGACTGCATAAGTCAGCAAGCACACGTTTTCCGGCATCGCTACCGAACGTGCTTTCATAATCTGATTTAAGTTGTTTGCGCTTTAGCAATATTCAAGCTCGCTTGAGATCGGTTGCGGTCTGCCATCGAGACCAGGTTATCGGCTTCCGCGACTGCCATCTGTTCCTGCATTTGAGATTGCATTGCCATCTGTTGTGCTTCAGCTTCCATTTCTGCTGCAAACTCTTCTTCTGTCTTGAAGACGGATGGAGGTACGCGCAGGATCTCGGCTGCAATGGTTGCGACTCTGCCTGGATCCAGACGACGAAAGACGGAAGGATCGATCTGCGCCATTGGTGTGAGAAACTGTAAAAGTGAACTTACTGATGTCATTTCTCCGGAACGCTGCGCGATCCCGACCGGGTTCGTGTATTCAACCTGGAAATCTGCATCCATCAAAATCTCAGGAGGAGGAGGAAGCATCTGGTTTTTAACCATGATGTAAAGGGTTCGTTCCACCAACGGGCCGAGAAATTCAACTTCCTGGCGAGATACGATCGGCCCTAAGATCTGAAGCCGGTCGCGTTGGCGTTGCATGATTTCGGTAGCAGAAAAACGAAGAACATCTCCATCGCTTGCGGTCGGGCCAGGAAGCTCGAGCAGATCAAGGTAGAATGATCGGTTGATCGCATCACGCACCTGGGCCATCTTTGCATCATTGAGATCGGGACGGCCTCCGGTCACTAAAGGCGTGATCCTGTCATTCGGGCCGAGTCCGGCACGATAGTAATTCAGTCCTCCAGGAGTTGTTCGAATCGGAGAAAGAAAACCATCGTCAGGAACCAAAAGCGGAGGATCCACGATTTTTGCGAGTGCCTTGAGTCCGAGCTCCTCCATTTTATTAAGCATCTTGCAGTCTGCAATCGCCTCGATTCCCGGGCCTCGTCCATAAATCTCCTGGCTTTGCCTCTCCCATCTGCTGCACAGGTAGGGAAACTGCTCGAATCCTGAAACAGAAATAATCTTTTTGGATTCATAAAGCATGTAGATCGACATGAACGGCATGTTCGAAGATCCCGGCATGTTCATGTTCCGGTCACGCCTCGGCTTGACGATGTGAAGGCATTCGAACTTATGGTAAGGATTCCCATCGGTGTATGCCTTGACTACGGATTCCGGTAAGGATTCAACTCCGAACTCTTCAACAAGTGCTTTTGCCGTATGCTTGAACTTTCTGAAAACGGTATCGATCTTCTGGAACTTGTTCATCTGGAGATAGCATTCACCAAGATGAAAGGTCATGAACATCGGCCCGAGCCCAGGTTCATCTCGAACAAACATCACTCCGGTTCCAAATGCTCCGAGATCTAAATAAAACTCATGACAGGCTGGATGGAAGTTGCTTTGCGGTCGGTTGAAGACTTCAAGAACCAATCTCTGAGATTCTTCGAGCCACAGCTGCACATCACGATCCTGCATGATCTGGCGAGGAACATTCAGCTGGAACCAGGATAATTGCGAATTCGTGAGCGTGTTATGAAGCCCACTTGCAAACCTGGTCAATGCCCGGACTGCGGTTCCTTCGAAGATCTTCGATCGTCGTTTTTCACCAGGTGCGTATTCCGTTGTAAAGTCAGCACGGCGCGGAATCATGTATTGAGAGATTTCCTGCCAATACCATTCCCAATTATGCCGATCGGTCTCGAGCTCCTGGAACTCGTAGATCAGCTGATTGGTAAGCTCGCGCTCTTCCTGGGAAGGAGCCTGGTTTTCGAATTCTGCCATCAACTCGTTCCTGTCAAGGATCTACCGGATCCTGCACCGAAGGATCGGCCCATTGTCAGATTGGTTTCTGCTCTGCCGTATCGACCGGCAAGCATTCTCCGGATCGCATCCATGCGTTGCTGTTCCGTAAGTTCGCTACCCTTATCTATTTCTAAGTCTTTTGGGTCAATAGGCTTTTTTTCTTCCGGCGTGGAAGCTGCTGGAGTGTCGTCGCTATCGTTGTCGCCTTTGTAAGTTGGACTCAAATAAAGCATTTCTGCTGCACCAGCAACAAACGGATTTAAAGGGCCAAAGTCCATAACGTTATCACCAATTCTAAAACTACTACCACCGCTTTTGTTGTAACCTTCTACAAATCTGTTGGGATTAAAAATATTTTGAAATACGTTAAACATGATTCCCTTTATGCAAAAGCTGACCGGCTCGTCAGCATCGTTCGACGTTGAGCGGATTGACGGGTTCCGCGTTTTCTTTGACCAGGTTGACCGAGCATCGCATCGATCTCCTGTTGACTAGAACCAAAACCACGCAGCTTCTTTACAGAAGCATCGATCTCACTTTGATAGGATTTGGTTTCGGTATAAAACTTATCAAGATCGGCTTTCGCTGTTTTCAGATCAGTCTCATAGGATCCAAGAGACTGCAACCGACTTCTGGTTTGTCCGAGATCACTTTCCAAGGTTGCATAGGCTTGTTTGCCTTTTTGATAGTCGTGCCAGGTTTTTTCTGCCATGCCGTAAAGAGTGATGCCTTTGACATCGTCTTCCGTAGCTCCTGCATCAAGCATTCTTTTGACTGAAGCAAAAGCAGGAGCAAAATCTTCAGCATTGAACGCATCGATTTTCTGCTTCCGGTAGTCTTTAGCAATGTCGAGAAATGAACGGGAATCATCTGTTCCGGTTCCATAGTCGGTGCGGAATCCCTTCATTGCCATTTCTGATTCACCGCGAAGGGTCTGAAAAGCAGATTCTTTTCCTTTAATTTCTTTTAAAACAGGAGCTCTTTGTTTGAGGATGCCTCTTAAATTTTCCTGTTCGGAGCGGATGTTTCGAATGTTTGTCGGAAACTTGCTTTGGATCGCCTGGGATCTTGTCAGAATGCTCATATCATCAGCTGCTGTTCGGGTTGCTGGTGCTCCTGAAACGGGATCCAGTTCAAGGTTCCTTCTGCATGTTGCGGTCTTGGTTCAAAGGAAAGGCTTTTTGCAAATCGTAAGGATTGAACGGCATACCGGGTTGCTGCCATCAGATCGTCATGCTTCTTGATGATCTTGCCGTCAACTCTGTGATAAAGCCGAAACTCCTCGAACCAATCATTCAAATGTCCAAAGACCTTGAATCTTCCTGTTTCCATCCGTTGCAGGATTTCCATGATGCCAGGTTCAACAGTAATACCTCCCTCCGGATTCTGGAAATGGGTTCCGAGCATCTCAACTCCGAGCTTTCGGTACTGTGAAGCCAATGGTGTACCCGATCCCTTATCGTGAACATGCCCGTCATGAGGCCAGGCAACCGGGATCCAGGAGCCTCTTGATTTGATCGCCTGTGCATGAACGACCGGAGTGTTTCCGGCAACGCGATAGCAGTCATTGACATAGATGACATCATTGTCGCGATCGTGCGCGAGCCAGACGACACCGGTCGGATGATCGTAGCCGAAATCAATTCCAGCAAGTCGAGCCCAATGTTGAGGAATCTGGAACGGAGGAACCGAGATCTGATCTTCCGGAATCGGGAAAACCAAACCAGATCCCAGGACAGGCAAACCCTTTGAACGCATTTCTCGTTCATGCGGAGGTAATGCTGCCAGAATCTCATTTTGAACATCCTTGCTTAGATGAGGTGCATCATCCCAGGTCGCTCGGTATAACGCCTGGTTCGGTTTCAGCTGATTCATAAACTGAGCACAAACATCGGTGAGCCCCTGCTCCGGAGTGAATGTCATGAAGACCAATCCTCCAGTTTTCAAGGAAGCTCTGAGTGCCTGTGAATAAATATCCTGCGGAGGTTCCTCGTCGAGCCAGCAGCATTGAACGGCAGTTCCCATCCAGGCTTGCTTGCCTTGCTCGTAGGACTTCAGTTGAAGTTTCGAGTTTCTTCCGGAGATGTGTTTGACGACCACCTGGGCGATCGCGTTCGGAACGCCAGGCTGTCTTTCTGTTGAAACGATCAGATGCTTCGGGATTGCTCCTTTGCCGAACTCCTCCGGATCCCCGGGCTCTCCGATCAGTTCGCTTTGAACGATGTCCCTGGTGTTGTTCGAAGTGTTTCCAGCTGCCCAGGCTTTGATCGGCTTATCGAAGCGAGTGCCTTCCCACCAATCGGGATAAAGGCCGGTAAGGTGATAGGACAGTTCCATTGCTCCACAAAAGGTCTTCCCCGTCTTGTTCCCTGCCATGAGCATCCGCTGCCGAGCCATGTTCCCCTGCTCGTCTTTGCCAGCGTGGAATTTTCGCTGGTAGTCATAAGGCGAGTAAGCTTGAAGCTGATTCGTTTCCAGGATCTCGACATGCTCTGTTAAGAGATCGACGACCTGGTCACGGACTTGATCATTCTCCAGTAAAGCTTCCATCACACACACACAAAAGGGTCATCGTATCTGAGAACAGGCCAGTTCCCGTAAAACTTTCAATCATCCTTCTTCGGACGACCACTCTTCTTTGCAGAGTAACCATGCCCGGAAAGCATTCGCTGCTCATCTGAGTTTTCAACGACTTCAACAGTCTTCTTTGTTTCCGGGTTCGTCATCTTGACTGTCTTTCCGGTTGGTCTTTTCCAGCTAGGCATATTTTCTCCTTTAGCGTTTTGGTGGTTTCTTCGGACCTTTGCCTTTTCCGTAAGCCATGGGACTCCTTTGCTAGTTAATCATTTTTCGTTTGCCGAGAAGGATCTCTGCTTGATCCTTGCCGACGATTGATGCGAGCTCTGCTTCTACCTCCTCCGGAGAGCGCGGAGCCTTGAGGTGCTGAACCTTCTCTACCGGCTTGAAGCCGGCTCTGTCTAGGAGATCGATCGTGCAGCGAGCTCGAACTTGCTCCGACTCTGCATGAAAGGCGAGTTTGACCAGGTTGTCCAGGGCGAGTCCTGCGGTCTTGCCGAGGTTCGCTCGAACTTGTTCTTCGATCTGAGTCTTGAGGTGGTGTGCTTTGACCTTCTCCGAAGGAGTCAAAAGCTGATCTCGCTCCGAAGGTGTGAGTAAGGCTGCCTTCTGGATGAACTCCTGGGTCTCCTCCTTGCGAACGTGTCCGTTGGGGTTGCGATGCTCCAAAGGTCGGTTCTGGATCTTGGGAACGCGGAGCTTCTTGGGTGAGGTGGTTGTGGTGGTCAAAGCGTTTTTTCTCCCCGTGTAGAGGGACAGGACGACCTCATGGTGGTGAAGGGCCAATTTTGTGATCCCGGGGTCATTTTTCGTTGACTAGGCTTTTTTTCGATCATTTTTCCTGGACTGTTATCCGATCGGTTGGAGCTCTGCAACAGGAAAAACCACGGGATAACACCACGCCTCGCGCGGATCCTTATACGGGAGGGGCTTCGAAGGATCATGGATCCCTTGCGGGTCCGGCTCGAGGTCGTTGACCAGGGCGATAGCCTGATCAAAACGATCTAATCGAGACCTGGTAAATATTATCTTGACTGAGACCTCGAAAAACAGTAGGGTTTATCCATACTATTTGAACCAGGGCCGGCAAGCCCAATCATTCAAGGACACAACATGCAGATAAACACTCGATACTTGTGGATGAACATCAGACTCCGGGATGAGTCAGAAGTCATTGAGATGATATGCGAGGAGCTCAACCAGCACGGCCTCGAAAGCTGGACGGCAGAGCTCAACGGCAAACTCACGACCTCGGCAGGAAAATGCAATTACAAAAACAAAAAGATCATTCTCTCGACAGAGTTTGCTCTGCGATGCCACCCGGCAGATCTACAAAATACAATCATTCATGAAATAGCTCACGCACTCACACCTGGTGCAAGCCACGGAACGAAGTGGAAAAACAAAATGAAGGAGCTCGGCGAGCGACCCGATCGCACTCACACCCAGGAATGGCGCATTCCAGATGCCTGGCTTTACTGCACAAAATGCAAACTTGAATATACAAAAACATTCAAACAACTCAGCCGATACGACATCTGCCCGGCTCCGATCGGCGGTGAATATCTCAGCGGTCAAGTATTAGATAAAAAATGCGCCTCGATCGGCCTTTCGAAAGCTTGCGGAGAAAACACGCTCCGGATCCATGTTGACAAGCCGAGCGACCAGTTCAAGCCTCGCAACCATTGGACCCAGATCGACCACAAAACAGATTATGAACTAGAACCAGCCCCGGAGCCCGTCGAGGATCCGGATCCCACAATCCGATGCCCTCGAGTATCGGTCTTTCCTTCAACGATCGTGCAGCCGTCGTTCCTCGACGATGTTCCGATCCAAACTTTCGAACGTGAGCCCGGCAAGGCTACGTTCATTCATGACAAGAGCAAGCAATTAAGCCTGTTCGAATAATCAAACCATCATCCGAAAGGACATATCATGTACGCAATTATTTCAAAATATCGACTCGGCAAAGCCCCAACCGGAACCAATGAGGCTTTGAAGTATGCAGAGATGTTTATTGAACGCCTGGACACGGAATCCCATCCAGACCAGCACAACGAGCTCAACGGATTACTGGCTCGAGCCGTCACCATCATGAAGGATCTCGACCTGGTGTATAGCCACGGCATCGAGGAGCTCTTAGGTCGTTACATGGCTCACGGCTACGTCCCGACCATGATCGACGATCCAAACCCGGACCGCTGGCAGACCAGAAACAAAGAAAACGAGCTCCGCAAGGAATTTGCCGAGATTTACGCAAAGCTTGCCCAGGCTGCCAACCTGGAATGCCGAGTCTATCGCAGCGACAAATATTTGATCGAGACCGGCGAGCCCTGGGCGACTCGAGCGCGATTGATCAACAAAGAAAAGCTTTTAACATTTGGACAGTATAGAGACCTAACCGCTCTTGAAGAAACTGCCCTCTAATTGACTAGATCAGCCGGCATTCCATTGAGTGCCGGCGCACCTGGTCAATTATGGTCAGGCCAGCCCGGCAAGGCTGGATCCATTAATTTAATCGAAAGGACACTATGTCTGCTTATCTTGTAAACGACGACACGATCAACCTGGTAAGCAAGTTATTGGTTGAAGATAAAACCATTAACTTGATCACCGATCTTTTCTGCTATGGCTACAAGCAGAACCTGAAAGCATCCGGGCCGATCGAGCCGAGACAGACCGGAGGCTGGTCTTCGAAGCTCGCAATCGAGCTCAAGCGGATGAACCTCAAAGCCCTTGAGGCTCGCTATCCTTCAAACTGGAAGGAGCTCACCGAGCACCAGGGCATCAAGCAAATTGACATCGAAACCAAAGAGGGCGAGATCCTGCCAGGCTTCGAAGTTTTCGACGATCAGCACCCATACGGCGAGCCCTTGCCCCAAAAGCTCAAGCACGTTCAATGTTTCCTTTACCAATGCTCGGAAGGAGATATTCCAAAAATGCCCCTTTTCAAAGCCGTCGAGCGACTCGCGGAAGAAATGAAGAACGTGATCGTCAACGAACTTCCAGCTTATCAGGAGGCATCATGGGAATAAAAACAGAGCGTTTCGGATACGGCATTTTCGGCGAGGAATCCGCAAGTGATCGGTATGTCTTCGACTTTGAATTATGCTCAGCTAAAAAAGGCTGGGCTCAGATCGACACCGCCGACGATGCCGAATATTTCGGAACCTGGGCGAACCCTGGACAGTTCAAGATCGTCAGCTATTGCGAAGGTGATACAACGATCCAGACCGCCGACACGGCAGAAGAGTTTCAAAGCTTGATCGCTGAAATAGTTCGGTTTTATGAAAAAATAGGATCCTGGAAAGGCATCGATCCAGGTCTTGATGAGAAAAATATCCAGGCATGGGTTGACCTGGGCTTGAAATCACTTTTGCACTAAAGGATCCATGAAAACAAAACCATCAGCTTTCTATTGTGGACAGCATGACGAAACGCTCGAGCATATGGTGATCATCGAGGACACCGAGAAATGCGAGTGTGCAAGACGATGGCATGACCACACCGATCATGCTTGTTTCAAATATTTTTCGAACGTCCAGGAGGCACTCGCCTTCGAAATTTCATTCAACCGGAGAAATGCCTTATGAACTTTGAACACGAAAGCTTTCACAACATAAAGCAAATCTATGTCGTCGATGAGTCGCCGTACTTCAAAAGCTTCGAAAAGATCATCGAAGATCTAAACGCTAAAAAATCGAGGCTTTACGGGAACCCCTCGGACTCGATGTGGATCCAGATCTTTAAGATCGAGCAATGGTTACAGCATCGACACCCGGGATACTGCCAGAACTACGAGGGCTGGGGAACCTGGGAGATCAAAAAAATCGAGCGTGACTGACTAGACCAGGAGCTTTTCAAGCGAGAGGCTCCGCGCCTGGTCATTCGATCGGGATTCGGACGGCAATCCGGATTTAATTTCATCAAAAGGACACTTCATGAGCTATGAAGAATATTATCAGAAGCAACTCCGATCCGAGCAACTCCGGATCCTCATCGAGCGCAACACCTGGAGAAACTCAATGTTAGCCAGCCACGGCAAAACCATTGATCCCTGGGCGAAAGCGCAAGACGGCGTAAGGTTCGCCAATCTACTCAGCGTTTCATCATTGCATGGAGAATTATGAAAACTAAAGCGACTGTGATCTATAACGAGAATGACGGGCATTCTTATGTCTGGAGTGATGCGGAGTGCGACTGGATCGGCTTCGAAACTTTTCAGGACGGCGAGCCGGACTGGCTAAAACCAAGCACGATCGAGGACATGAATTTGACGATTTGGGGTGAAAAAGAACTTCGAAGTTTTTTAATGCAATTCGAGGAGGATGACGAATGAAACTCAATTCAAATAGAAAAACAATCAAGAAACTCATCGAAGCCAGGGACAGCGCGATCCGCGAAGCCCTGGTGAACCTGGGCCGGTATAAGTTCGACCGGTTCGGCTATTTTGCTGCGCGGTATGTTGTCTTGAACGGGCTGCTGCATGGATCCGATGTAGCTCATCGTAAAAACAATCCCTTCAAAGCCCTGGTCGATCATGCCAGGAAGCTAGTCGATGAGCTTGACGAGCGTGACTTGCAGAATCGGCTCGACGAGGACGAGATCCGAACCGAGCGGATGATTGACGATAACGGGCAACTTTACTGGCACAACGAATAAAAAGGAGATGACGAATGAAACACTTGATCCTCATTCAATGCAGTAAATCAAAGCTCGATCATCGAGCCCAGGCTTATGAGCTCTACGACTCAGATCTGTTTAAGAAGAGCTTGTATTATGCCTGGGATCATAACTGCAAAGAAGCAATCGAAACGAAGGAATACGCTGAAACCTTGATCCTTTCAGCTTTGCATGGAGTGGTCGATCCCTTCGATCGATTGGATCCCTACGATGTCGCGCTATGTGACATGACGAAACAAGACCGCGTGACCTGGTCGCAAAGGGTTTATCACCAGCTTAAAAATCGATTCGGCTTTGCTTTACCGGAGAAGATCACGTTCCTGGCTGGTGTTCTTTATCGCGAGCACCTCGAGCACCTGGTCAAAGAGTACGATGGCGTGAAAACCGAGGTTCCCATGAAAGGGCTTGGGATCGGACAGCAAAAGCACTGGCTTATGTGGGAAACCGAACGAGTCAGGGAGCAAATCAGAAACTTAACTATTCCGAGCTAAGGCTTAGGTCGGGAAAACCTCGAGCTCTCAAACGTGCGGCAACACTCGAGCTCGAGGCCCATCACCTCAAGGACACTCGAGGTAGGATTTTTAAAATATCAAAAAAGGCTAAACAATGCACTCTCAAAACACTCAAAACCAACTCACAACCAACTCGAAACCAACTCATTCCACACACACACAAGGTAACGACCAGGTCGATGAGATCGATGAACGTGACCCTCAACATTTAATCCGCGGTGGAAGAATCAAGGACGGGCCGATCCGGATGACCCCGGAGGAGCTCCGCGAGACTCGTAAACGACTCGGTATCTCGATCCGCTCTTTCGCTCGCTTGCTCGGCTTGAGTGACCACATGATGCTGTGGCATTGGGAGCGAGGGAATCAGCGTATTCCGTTGTATATTTCGCTGCTCATCCGCTTGGTTGGAGTTCTCCAGGGAACCCGTCTTGGCGAGCGGATGGGCCTCTAAAAGCAACTCCCTGAATTTTTTGCAACAATCATCAGCCGGGACTTGATCGGCGTGACATTCGCGCATGATCCTATCAACCTGACCTTGGATCGCTGCATCAGCGTGACGATAGGCCGTCCACCAGAATTGAGAGATCCCGGCGATCTGTCTTCGGTATTCGACTAACGTGACATCTTGAATCGAAGGAGCTTCCATGTCTTCCAGCATCTCGAGGACGTTACTTGGTTGGGGAAAGTGACTCGTTCTCATTTGAGCCCTGGTCGCTGCTTCCAAAACGCGCTTTTCTGTATAACTCTCCAATAATATCGTAAGCGTTTCTTCCCAGACTTCGAGAAGGTCTTGCGTGACCTGGATCGGTTTCGTTCTCGGCGCGTTGAACTTTTTCAGAAGTTTCTTCGCGAGCTCCGTTGGCTTCGCTATGGCCTGGATATTGGAATGTTCTTTCTCTACTTGCATGTTCTGCTCTACCTTGTGTGTGTGTGTTAGAGTTAGTTGGGTTTAGCTTAGTTAGGGTTAAGGTAGAGCTAGGTAGTGCTCCTTCTTCTACAGTCCCCCCAAAAACTGGCTGGGTTGATAGCTTGTAAATATTTGCAGATCCCTTCTTTTCTGTGACCTGGATCCACTCTGTTTTTTTCAGATTCAACAAGACTGTTTTGACTGTTGAGACTGACTTGAATCCTGCTCGAAGAGCGAGACCTTTGAGTGACGGCTTCGCGATATTCGTCTTCGGATTCGAATAGGAAAAGAGCGTGATGAGAAGGATCCGCTCAGAGTGACCGAGCCGTTTGTCGTAAAAGATTTCAGCTGGGATCGGTATGTCTTTTTTCATTCCATCTCCTTGATGGCTACCTCGCAGTAACCTTTGTCCTTGTTTCGATAGTCATAGATTTTCTCTGCATGGATCGCGTGAACTTGAACATCGTCCTCCCAGATAATCTTCGAGAAGCAGTCCAGGAGGACTTTCTGGATGTTGTCCAGGTCTCGGCCTCGACGATCCGGAGGATACGCCTTGATGTTGCATTGAAGCTTTGCCGGCTTTGGAAATAACGGCAGATCTCTGACATCCAGCTGCGAAAGCAGATGTTTTTTCATGTGAGCCTTGTATTCCTTCCCCTCGGTCGATACAACCATGCGGTTGTTCCAAGCTCGCCAGTAACGATTGATCGAGGGAGGCCAGGGACAATCGATCGTGATCTCCCACGGAACGGAATGATTCCATTTCATCTTTTCCACCAGATATTATTGAATTCAAACCTGGCACACTCTGAAATCATTCTGCTGTGATCATCAAAGCATTTGAACGAATCTTGATTGATCGACAAATTGAAAGTGATTCGATATTCCTGCCCGTCATAAAAACAGGGATGCTCAAACAGCATTAAAAAAGATTCTGAATCATGAGTTATTTCAACTCTGTTTTGTGCATGGTGAATCCCTCTCTCAAATTTTTTAATTTTCTTAGAATTTTTGTAATCCGTTAAGTTATCTCTAAGGGATAGGCCACGATTAAAAAACTCATTGAGCACCTTTTCTTGAGTCTCAATATCTACATCACGATTTCTGTCTGGATAAGAATCGATCGAGATAAAAATGCCTGGATCTATATTTAATTTTGCTTCACTTGAAATCATTTTATTTTATGGGAGGACGGCCCCGGGTCGATCGAGGCCGTAACAAAGAGGAGAAACGTCCAATCCTCGCCGGCTCCCCATATGAGAAAGAGCCGGTTAAGGAATATATGGATTTAGCAGCCGGTGTTATTGGTAACCGCGCCACCGCCGG